AAGCATATCAGAATACTCTGTGCTATTACCAGGCATTCTACCGAACTGATTTATATCATAAAAGTATTGCTCAAAAAGATCTAGTTGTGCTTGATTAGCAAATAAATTAAACTCTTGAGCTGTAACGTACCCACGTTGTTCTTTATTAAGTATACCTAAAACTTTCTGATATACAGTATCTATGCTTACCGCCATATTGTTGTAAATTTATTATTTATAGTAATTAGGCCACCATTACAGCGGCCTAGCTACTATAATTAGTGACTTATAGTCTTTTAATTAAATGCTTGTAAACTTCCATACCATCATCCGTTTTAAAGAATGCAGCTAATGCTGAATATGGATGCTCATCAAAAGGAACTGTCATTAATTTCCTTTTTGTTTCACCAAATGTAAATGTTCTTTGATCTGGTGATAATTGTATAATACCTGCTTGTGTAGCTTTAATACCAATATTTCTAAGCTCTACGTTTTCATCGTTAGCTAATTCTATGAATAAATAAGGATTTTTTTTAGCGAATATAATTAAGTCTCTTTTTAACTCTGAGCTACTTAATGTATCTACTTTATTTCCATATTCAACTCTTAAAATACTTTCTGCTTGATTTATGTCAAGTTCTCTAGCTAATGTTAACGCATCAATTTCCATGTTTATGTACTCTAGCTCGTCAACAGATTCTTGCACTGGATTATACTCTGTATATAGTTGATCTTTTAAAGGGTGATATAGAGATAGTATTTTTTGTAAATTTTGCATCTCTTTTGGAACTGTCAAAGCTCCATCCCTAAAGATAATACGACCTAATGTAGCCGTTCCCTGTTGCTCTTCTACAAATGGTGAGTTTTGGTTTGTAGCATACCTTATTTCTTTTTGTTCTCCAGTTTCTGGGTTAAACCATAACAAAGGTCTAACAGCCGAGTGTTTTGCTGGTAGTGTAAAAATAACAGGTTTTTTATTGCCTTTTAATAGATATAATCTATCTTTAATTTCCCAGCTTGGTTTAACTGGTGTATTTTGAACTGGTGCAGTTTTTGCACTAGTTGGCTGAGGTGCAACCTCAACAGTTTCTTCTGCTTTTGTAGCTTTTTTAGCCATAATATAATATAATTAAATAGTTTAAAATTGTGACAATAGCCTTAGTATATAACTAGTAACGGGCTAATGTCATATAAAAGTAATAATTACCCCCGTCAGTACAACGAGGGTAAGAATTACATTAATTTACATTACGAAGTTTTCTTCAATAATACAAAGTTGTTAGCTCCTTGAGTACATAATGCTCTTTCAGAAAGGAAGTGTACGTTCATTTCATCAACAGCAGAAGTAAAGTTACCACCAACAGATCCAGTGATCCAAGACTTCATTTTACGATCGTCAGCTTCAGAAGCTCTGTAGCGTACGTGTAAGAATGGTCGTTGAATGTTTTGACCTAATTGCTGATCGTAAACAGTAGATACTCCAGCAGGTACAATAACACCTTGAACGTCGTTAACTAATCCACGAGTTGTAGAATCGTTTAAGTATTTCCAGTCAGTTTTGTAGAAATCGTAAGATCCTCTACGGAAACCAGAAAAGCCTAAGTTAAGCGCCATATCTTCAGAGTTTTCGAATACACCGTAAGATGTTCCGCCAACTCCTGTGTTGTTAGCTTGTGCTAGCATGTTATCGATAGCTAAAGAAGTTGAACGATCTAAGAATAACATATTCTCTTCGATTGCCCCTTGCTTGTCTAGCTCTGCTAAAATAGCGTCAAATTCAGTTAATCCTCCAAATGGTGCACCTGCAGTTGCAGCAGCTCCAAAATCTTGATCGTTATAGATAAGACCTCTATCTTCGATAGCAGCAAATAATCCTTCAGAACCTGTGAATCCAGCAGCTCCAGCTCCTCCAGCAATACCAGAGTCATCTTTAACAGCTTCGATCATAGACATTTCTAATTGATCTTCAAAACGTAATCTAGCTTCGTGCTCAGATTTTAAGTACCATAAGTAACCAGATGTTCCAGCTTCTGTTGCTACTTCAACCCATCCAATTTGCGCAACGTCAGAACCATTTACATTATACTTATCTCTAAGAATAATTGGCTTGTTGTTAAATTGTGTGAATTTAGCATCAATAGAATTACCTACATCTCCTGATCCTTTTCCATACTCAGAACCGTATACGAAAACTTTAACACCTGTCAAAGCAGATAAACCTAGAGCAGTTAAATCAGCAGCTCCATAAGGAGTAACAGTTACTGTAGTGTCTCCTGCGGTGTAAGTAGAACTTACTCTAGCTTTCACAGATACAACACCTGCAGTGATATTAATAGTAGCACCTGTTGCTAATAATCCAGCTTTCTGAGTAGCAGTTTGAGCTCCAGCAGTTCCAGCAGGATCAGCTACAAAAGTAATTGTGTTAGTTGCAGCTACTGATTGATCGATAGTACAATCGTCAAAAGCAACATGCAATCTTCCTTGTTCAGACCATACAATAACATCTGAAGCCATTGGCATTTCAGCACCTACCATACGTAAGAATCCAGAGATTGTACGGTTTCCGTAACGTTCTACTTCTTTCTCATACACTTCTGGTAAGAATTGTTGTGTAAAATCTAAATCAGTAATTGATAAATAATTGTCTCCAAATAATCCTTTAATAGGACGTGGAGTTAAATGGTTTAATTGAGCACCTGTGCCCGGACTTGGAAATCCCATAATTTTTAATTTTTAAATTTGTTTATTTTCTAATTTTTACTCTTAATTTAGAAGAATCAACACCATTTACAGATCGCACAGTCCAGCCATTAGGAGCCGTTGTATTTTCATGAACCCCTCTCGGATCCATATTAACGTTCTTTGTTTTAGCCATACTGTCTTTTATTGCATCAGCCTTGCCTTGCTCATAAAAGTGTTTTGCTACTGCGTCAGGATTCATAGCTGTAAATAATGATTTATGATAACCAGAAGCATCAGACATTTCATTTTTTTCATTCAAGAACTTCTTGATAAAATTGTTAATGTCGCTTTGGTTAGTTTTAACCTCTTCTGCATTTTTAACATTAAACCTGTATTTCTTGTCCCCAACTTGATAATCAAAACCTTTGAAATCATTATTGAAAACTTTACTAGTTTGGTCTAAAAATACATTTTTTTGATTTTCAGCTAATTTAGTTGTTTCCTCTTGCTCTTTATTATATCGGTTAAAGAACTGAACCGCTTTTTGTTGTTCTGGATTTAACTTTGATCCAGCTTTAATTTCTTCGTAGTATTTAGACTTTAAACCATCTAAATGGTTTTTAGCCTTTGCAAGCTCTTCTTTGTGAGCTATTTTCTTTTTACGTATATCTCTTTCCTCGTCTAGCTCTTCATCATAAGCAAAATTGTCTTCCATTAAAAAGTCAATCTCTTCTTTATCGAGGTGAGGTCTAGTGTTTTCGTAATACTCTCTTAGCAATTGAGTTTCGTTTAACGCAGAGTAATCAGTGTTAAGTTTTACGTAATCTTCCAAGCTTCCGCCTGTGTCATTCATAAAATCAACAGCTTTTTGAATGTTTTCTGGTAACTCAATTCCTGCGTCAGCCTCTATCAAAGCTTGCTCTACCTGATCTTCAAGTTCTTCAGCTTGCTCTACAACCTCTTCTTCTGTTATTTCTTCGAGAACGGGTTGTTCAGCTTGAACAGTCTCTTGCTGTTGTGGTATTTCTTCAACCACTTGTTCACTAGTTTCAATTGGTTCATTAACATCCACTACATCTGCTTTCTGTTCTTGAGCAGTGTTTTCTTGTGTTTTGTTTAACTCTGCTAAGTCCACCTTAATAACCCCATCTTCGTAAGACATAGGGGATTTGTCTTCGTTTGTAGGTGTTTCTTCCACTTTAACTTCTTCCTGTGGAACACCTTCTTGTAATTGTTCTTCCATGATAAAATATTATATAATTATTATTACTATTATTACCTAGGCTCGAAAGAACCTAAGTCAAATCCACCACCTAATATATCATTACCTGCGGATTCAAAGTTTTTAGGCGGTGTATTGTTTTTTCTTTGGTCTATCAGCTCACTTTGCTGAGTACCTTGTATTTTTACTCTTTGATCTTTTCTGTCTTCTTTTTCAGACTCATCATTAACTGCTTTAGCAGCGTCCATATCTCTAATTTTCATGTTATATTGGAACTCCAATTGCATTAACTGCATTTTAGATTGCACTTCCATCTGCATTTTTCTTTCATCAAGCTGAGATTCTATTTGCATTAATTGAGCTTTTTGATCTGTAATAACTTGATTTTTTTGAATTTCTGCCTGCGCTGCCACTTGTTGAGCTTGAGCGTTTGCTTGTGCTTGTGCTTGAATATTCTGCTGCTGCATAGCTTGATCTCGCTGTAATTTCTTTTTTCTTCTAATCTTCAATACTTGATTAGCTAGCTTTATGCTTCTTATTTCCCTGATGTCAATCGCATCTTCTAAATCAATAAGTCCAGCAGATAAAGCTGTCTGTATATTGTTTTCTAGTCTTTGTTTTTCTTCATCATCAGGCGTAAGTTCTAAAAATATACCAAAATCATATAAATGAAGATCACCCATTTCTTGTAAAGTGGCAACGTTATGTCCTCCAATCTTTTGTATAAACGCTTCTCTAGTTGGAGAGTATTCTAATACATCGGAAATTCTTAAAGACAAGCATTCGGCTAAGTCTGCTGTTAAAAACAAACCACCTGTAAGTATATGCCTTGTGGCTGTATTTGAATTAGCTGCTGCAATTTTCTGCACACCAACTAAAGCTTTAGCGTCTGGCGTTGATCCATCTCTAGCTTCGTTTAATCCCGTAGTATCTCTTATCATTTGTAGATAATAGTTGTACGTTTGTATTAACGCAGCCATCTTTCCACCACCAGCTCCACTAGTTATTTCTTGTATAGGCACTTTACCAGGGTTCATATCACCCTCTTGAGTAAATGATCTACCAATTACAGAACCTGTTTGAAAGAACATATTTAATGCTTCTTGCGGATTATAATTAGTTCCATTACCTAAATCTATTTCAGCTAAACCATCAGCATCAAGGTAGACTCCATCCGGTACCATTCTTGATAACACCTGTTGAAGTTTTAAATGAGTTAATTGAATCATATCAGCAAAGCCAGTTATACGGCTCACTAAGGATTCAATTTTACCTTTATACATTCTTGGAGCTACAATACTATAGTTCATTTTGACTTTAGTATGATCGCTTTTAGGACGCATCATGTTTTTAGCTAATTCCCATTGAAGCAAGTAATCAGTACCTAATATTAACACACCTTCATACAGCACTTCTAAGGACCTAGATAATTTTCCAAACTGTTCTTCAAGCATTTCAACTGGAGGATCAAACTGGTCATCCCTAAGCACCACCTTTGAAGCTCCAGTAGCTGTTTCTTTAACCTTGTAAACTTCATTCATGTAAGTCTTAAAGTTAAAGTACAAAACTTGAACCGTATTAACGTCTGGGCTAGCAGAGTTATTTAGTGGGCGGTCGTAATAGCTATTGCTTTGATATGATGTTTTAGATATTTTTTCTAAATCATCGTTTGTTAATTCTGGAAATTGCTTTTTTATTTCATTTATAGTGACATCTTTTACTTCGCCAACATAATATACGTCTTGAAAGTTAGGGTCTTCAGTGTAGGAATATACTAAATTAGCAGGGTCTACGTATTCAACCATAATGCCCTCCGATAATGTAAATCTATTTTTTATAGCGCCAATACCTATTGTAGTTAGGTCGTAATAAAAACGCTTTTTAGTTAGATCATAATTGTTACCGTCAAGTAAAGTGTTTATAGCTTGCTCTTCAGCCATCTCAACAGCTTGCTTATATGTTAGCTGCATATGAACCTCTAGCTCTTCTTTAGTCTCAGGTAAATCTTCTTCTGGATTCTCAAATAAAGCTATATTAAAATTCTCTTGTACAAAGCTGTTAAGATCTTTAGTGTACATATCTCTAAGTACGCTTTCCATATAATCAGTTCTTTTACTGACTCCATAAGGATCTTGTGAATACGCTTTTATATCAAAAGCTCTTTCAGATATACCGTTAACAACAATGTCTACAAATTTTGGTATAATAGGTACAGGCTTCCAGTCTAAGTTTAAGTAAGATAAGTCACCATTAATAGATAGCTCGTCTTTGTATTTCTGTATAGGTTGCTCGCCTCTAGCATATAACCTTAACTTGTGAAATGTATGTTGATTGCTTCTATATCTATTTGTACCAGAATCTAATTGAAACCACTCGTCTTGAATAGCTCTACCAACCTTAAGTCCATACTCAGGCGACATTTTTTCAGCATCACTAGCTACTTGACTAGGAAAAGTACTTTTTACAACTGATTCAGCCATATTTATTTTATTATTTTTGAAATTGAATCGCCATTACTATATTTAGCGATACTTAAGTTTAATTTTCGTTTTTGCATAATCGGGTTGGGTCTGTATAAATTCTTATTACAAGCCATTATAGCTAATCCAGAGCTTATAGCGGCATCATACTTTGTTCTGTTGTTTATATCAAATTTTGCCCAATCATTTAAAGTTTCGCTGAAGTATAAATCTCCATAGTTACCGTCTTCTTTTAATCCAACGTATTTATCTATGTAAGACTCTATAGCCGCAGCGTGAGCTTGCTTTATATCTTCACTTGAGTTTGGTATTCCTCCTATTTCTTTTTCTGCCGTAGAAAGTTTGTTCCAAAGCTTGTCTGGTCTATTCATTGAATAACCTCTATAACCTCTTCTTTTAAAATAGTACAATAACCTAGGTTTATTATTTTCAGCTAATATAGGCATTCCGTAAAATACACAAGCCATAAGAACGTCTTCAAAAAATATCTCAGCAGTCTGAGGTCTTGCAACGTACTCTAAAAAAAATGTATTAGGTGGAGCGTCTTCCATGCTAAACTTAGTCAACCCGTGTAAAGCTCCTTTTGATCCGTTACCTCCAACTGTTCCGGATATATCATAACTATCACATCCAAAAGCCCCCATATGATCGTTACCTGGATATTTCATTCCATTTTTTAAAACTTGACGGTTTTGAATATCGTGAGTAGGAACCCAAGTTATTTTAAATCTTCCTTGAGGGTTTGGTGTAAATAAAACTCTTGAATCTTTAATTCCATTTTCCCAGCTAAAATTACCAGTACTAATTACTCCTGTATTTCTTAAATCCTGGTTGTAATCAATTTGCTCGTATATTTTTGCTAAGTTAAATAGACTGCTTTTCGTTTCGTCCCTAAATGCGTGTTCTTCCGTACGCGGAAATTGTCTATAGAATTCGTTTAAGGCGTCCTGATCGCTTTTTAATCCTTCAGCTTCATTGTTCCAGTGTTCTATAATTCCAGTGTCTATAACGTCGCCGTATGGACCTTTAACTTCATCGGTAGGCGTATCAAACACAGGGTGTCCGTAATCATCTATAAAACCCTCGTAGTTCCACTCCATAGGTATGAATAAAGAATATAAACCAGACTTTGTTTGACCGTTTTTATTTCTTTTTGTAGCATCAGAAGAGTAGTATAATTTCTTAAAGTTTTCTCCTCCTTTGTCTAAAGCATTTGATGTTGATCCCATCATACACTTACCTATAATTCTTGAACCTAAACGTAAACACGTTTTTGTTACTCGCCAGTT